TCAAGCCAGCGGTTGGAAGTCAATGATCTCCACCGTGATCTCAGGCCGCGGCAGGTCCCGGCTGCGCGACAACCCCCGGCTCTCTCCGCGTGCCTGACCGACGACACCCAGCTCATCGAGGAATTCCGCGAGGTCGCGTCCTTTCGCACCGCGCACCAGCTGCGCGAGGTGTGAGAGGTCCGGCACGTCCGGCGCGCGGATCGGCAGGGGAGCGGGTGCGTTGAGGCGCTTCAGGCGGTCGCTGAGAATCTCGAACTGGCGTTCGTACGCGGCGCGGGTCACCTGGCCTTTCAGGCGCAGGTCGAGCAGTTCTTCGAGCATGGCGTTCACGTCCTGGCGTTCCTGCACGTGCGGGTCTTCCGGCAGGGGAGCGCCGAACGCCGCCTGGATGCGCAAGGGGTCATGTGGATTTTCGAGCAGGGCAGCGAGCGCTTCGACGTACGCGCGTTCGAGTTCATCGGTGCGCCACAGGCGGCGGCGTTTGCCGTTGGTGGGGCAGTGCTCGGTGTGGCGCACTTCCGGCAGGCAGGCGTAATACAGGTGCGGTGTGTAGTGCGCTTTGGCGCGTGGGGCGAACTGACCCACCAGGGCACTTCCGCACGTGCACACCAGGTGACCGGTGAGCGGGAACTTCTCGGGGTTCACGTGGGAACGCTGGCCGGCGTAGCCGCCTTGTGCGCGCTGCCAGTCTTCAGGACTGACGAGCGGCGGCACGGGAATGACGATGCGTTCGCGGTCCTGCCGGTAGATCAGTTCGCCTTTGTAGACCGGGTTGCGCAGGATGAGGTGCACCACGCCGCTCTCCCAGCTGGCTTTCTTGCCGCGCCGGGTGGGGTGGCCTTCTTCTTCGAGAGCCTTGGCGACGGCGCGCAAACTGAGTTTTTGGTTGCGCAGGTCGAACAGACGCCGGATGGTGCGGGCGCGTTCTTCATCCCAGACGGGGTAACCGTCATCGTCGATCTCCAGGCCGTACGGGCGACTGCTGCTGCCGAGGGGAATGCGGCCTTCGTTGGCGGCTTGCAAGCGGCCCATTTCGCTGCGTTCACGCATCTGCTCGATTTCAAGCAGGGCGATTTCACTGAGGACGACCAGCATGATGCGGCCGTACGGGCTGGTGGTGTCGATCTGCTCTTTGAGGAACACGATGCGCGCCCCGGCGTCGTGAATGCGTTCGACGAGCGCGAGGGTCTGCATGGCCCCTCCGCGGGCGAGGCGGCTGAGGGCGTACGTGGCGACGGTATCTCCCGGCTTGAGGGTGCTGAGCATCGCTTCGAGGCCGGGCCGGAGGTTGTGGCGTCCGCTGATCCCGGCGTCTTCGAAGATCAGGTTTTCGTCGAGGGGCAGGTTCTGGTAGGCGGCCCATTTTTGCAGTTCGGCTTTTTGGCCGGCGAGGCTGAAGCCATCATCGACCTGCTGTTGGGTGCTGACGCGAACGTAGGCCAGCAGGCGGGTGCTGGTGGGTTCAGGGGTGGATTTGGAGCGGCGGGTCACGACAACCTTTCAGTGCTGGTAGCTATCGAGCGGCTTTATAGGTCTGGTGACATCGTCCCATTGCAACGTCGGCCTTTGTATGTTTCGGGTCCAACTATTACGGCAGGTCTTGAGCCCGTCTATTGAGGTTGTCTTCGAGGCCGAACAACACGACGGATAACTTCAAGATGATGCTGGGCATCAGCAATGTCAGGTGCCAAAACGGTAGCGTCGTAGCACTCATAACGGGCGTCTTGGCTCAGCTGCTCAAGGTCCTTGTACGCCTCCTTTGCCGCCCGTGGAAATCCCTTATCGCGCAACAATCGACGAACTGTGCTGTGATCCGGAAAACTATCCTCACCACGTTCAGCGAGCCAAGCTCGTACCAAGTGAACAGCTTCGTAGTATCGAGATGTAATCGCCCAGTCCGGGAAACGCTGGTCGTCTACATCACTGATAAACCGTTCGTTGCTGTCCGCTTGGCCGTAATGCTCACTCGCCTGGGGCATGTTCACGCTCGCGCGTGAGACGAACTTCAACGGTGATGTCATGCTCGTCTTCGAGATCTGTCAGGGCACTCAGGATGCGTTGACGATCTTGGCGATTCCAGTGTTCACGAGGAATGTAGGCTGTCGCTGTGAGTGACTCGCCGTCAAACTGAACTGGTTCAAGGTGGCCGATATAGCCCAAGTCCTGGAATTCCTCCAGCTTGCCTTGAACGAGTTCTTGGATCATGTGTTCTGATGGTACTACCTGAACTCTTACAGCATCCCGAAAAGTGCCAAATTCGGCGTTGCTGGGTATGGCGATTGCAGTTGGAATACTCGTCCCAGACGGATATCGCTGCACTGCACGGAATGAAGGTTCGTCGTAGGCTTGAGTCGAGGTACGCAGGAGAGAGGCTACTCTCCCGTGCACGGTTGGCCTTATGGCAACCTGCGTGAAACGTTGGTTGTATCCCTCGTTACTCACGAACTTTCTTTGTTCATTTTTCGGCATGAGGGTCCTCGATCTCAGAGGGTTCAAGGGGGGGAATCCCAAGTCTTTGCATTTGCAGCGTGAGTCGGGCGTGCAATTGGCGCATGTCGTCAATGGGCATGGCTGCTCTGAAGATGACAGGGATTGTCACTGTGAGCTCCTTCTTTCCACTCTGCAGGAGGTCGCCAACCCTGAAGCTGTCGATTACCCCAAAGTCGAAGTAAACCATGCTTCCTGCAACATTGACATTCACTGCATTTGTGAACGTGATAGGTAAATCTGGCTTGGATTCGAAGCGCACATTCAGGGCTTTGCTTCCTTCTGGAACTGGGATCTGGGTGCGTCTTGTCATACTTCCTTTCAGTGCTGAAACTTGCAGCCGGGCCGAATGTGCGGTCAGTTCGCGGTAAAGGTGCCCAAGTACTTCCGGCTGTCGGGCAGGCAGAGCAGCTTGGCTTCTTCGAATACGACGTGTGGCTCTGGGATGCGGTCGTACAGCCAGAACGGCAGTTGGTAGTTGCAGCTGGTGATGTCGTGCACGTAGCTGCCGTACGTGAGGAAGGCCGCGCGGCGCTCGGTGATGTCCTGCCAGGCCCAGCGGCGCATGGCTGCTTCGATGCTGGCGCCACTGTGCGTGGTGAGGTAGATGATGGCGGCGGGTGTGTCGCCAAACCGGCGGTGGGCTTCGGTCAGCAGGGGGTGGGGCATGATCAGTTGTGCAGCGCCGAAGTTGACGAGTTGTTCGATGTGCTCTTTGATTTTCTTGCCGAGGCAGGCGTGTTCGTGTTGAATCAGGGTCTTGTACCCACCGCGGGCCATGAGGACGTGGATGATTTCATGGGCACTGTTGAAGAGGCGGCGGGGTCCGTTTTCGTCTCGTTTGACGTAGATGAATGCGGGGTCGCCACCGTAGGCCATGTTTTTACCGCCGATCCGGTACTCGATGTTGAGTTTCCGACACAGCGCTTGTGGGTCTGTTTCATATCCCGTGCGCTGGTGTTCGGTCTGAACGTAATTGAGGAAGTCGGCAATCAGGGCGTCCACATGGCCTCCGGTTACTTCGGGTTGATGTGTTTGGAGAGGTCGATGTAGACCTCGAGCCACTCTTCGGGGGTCTCTGGTTCGACGCGGTGGTCGATGTTGGTGAGGAGGCGCAACCAGCGGTCTTCGCCCATGTCGGCGTAGCGACTGCCGGGTTTTGCGAATCGTTCGATGGCTTCGCGGAGGCTGTCGGTCACTTCCAGGGGTGGGGGAGCAGTGACGTCGAGCTTGGTGGAGGCAGGGGAGACATCTTCGGGTGAGACGATCTTAAGCCCCGTGTTCGCTGCCCATTCTTCTGGGCTGATGCGTAGTGCCCGGCGCAGGGCATCCATCCGTTCGGGTCCCAGCGAAGAGAACGTCGCATGACCGCGCTCGATCTTCGAGAGATGGGACTGGCTGATTTTTGCACCGAGCTCGGCGGTCTTCGCCTCAATGTCCTCTTGCCGCATGTTGCGGTCCTGTCTTACCTCGCGCAGCCATTCACGCGGTTCGAGTTTCGTCGTCATAAACACGGCGCTCGCCAGGATTGGGGGTTGGTACGCCGGGCGCCATATTCCTGATTCCATGCCCGCATATACGTAATATTCCTAGGAAAGTTCCCAAAGGCCTTAAAGTATGAAACCCATATGGCCCATAGACAAAATGGGAATAGGAATATTACTATGTAGAGGTGAACAGGTTGAGGCAGGTAATGGATCAGCGCGGCCTATCGCTCGCAGAAATTGCCGCTGGAACCGGCTTGGACACTAAAACCGTCTGGCACGTGACTCAGGGCAAGAAGACCCAAAAAGCAACTCGCAAGGTCATCTCCCTTTTCCTGGCGATGCCCGAAGAGGATCTTTTTCCGATCTCGAATATTCAAAATCCCATATTCGAAGAACAGGAGGCCGTCGCATGACCTCGCCTCACCTCTCCAAGCGCGCCATCTGGCTCCTCGACTGGATGCGCCGCCAGGAAGCCAAACAGAACACCGCCAAAACCGCGCCGACCGCGCGTGATGGTCAGCCCGTCAAATCGGCGAGCTGAGACCACAAGAAGAGCCCGCGAGGTCAGAGTCGCGGGCGCCTGTAAGGAAAGGACTTCTCCATGCAGCATACCCCAACCATCCACGCGCGCTCAACCGTTCCCGGCGTCAAAACCGGCTGGGCGTACCGAGCTCACTTCATCGACCAGTGGGGCAACCACGGCACCTACGACACCAGCTACGGCAGCCACCCCAGCCTCGCCGCTGCCTGCGCCGCCATCGACGAGAAGCTCGACACGCCCAGCACCAAGCAGCTGCGCGTCCTCGCTTTGCAGGAAACCCGCGGGAACCGCAGCGGCCACCGCGCCAGCACCCTGCGCACTCAGGAAGTCACGAAAGGACGGACCGCATGACGCACTTCCTGCTCACCCGAGGCAGCAGCAACCACCTGTTTCCCGCCACGCTTCACAGCGCCCACAGCATCATGCGCGTCACCGGTATGGACGGACGCGAAGTGGGCGCGCTGATATCCCTCGCCCTGAAAGGGGAGACCCCGGAACTGTTCGGCTGGACGTTGCAGCTGTACGCCATCGCCCGCGTCGGTGGCCAGTCATGACCACCCTCGCCCGGAGTTTCAAGCGCGCGGCCGGTGTAGGCCTGCTGCCCGTCCTGCTCGCCCTGATCGGCCTCGTGGCGCTGGCAGGAGCCGTCTCGTTCCTGATCGCCTGGTCTGTCGGGGGAGAAGTCCGTGACGCCGTGTGGTTCTTCTCCCTCATGACCGTCGCGCTGATGTTCGGATGGGGTGTCGATCAACTCATGGACGGTGCCGCATGACCGCCATCGAGAAGCTGCATGACGGTATCGACCGTGAAGCGATCCTCCGGCACCTGAACCTCAACATGCGCGACCCTGCTGCGCAGGCCCTCGTCCTGGTGTGCGAGCGGTACAGCCTCGACCCGATCCTCAAGCACGCCGTGCTGATCCAGGGCCGCATGTACGTCACCCGGGATGGTCTGCTGCACGTCGCGCACGCCAGCGGGCAACTTGACGGCATCGAAGTGCTGGAGCAGGGTGAGACGGACACGCACTACACCGCGAAAGTCGCCGTGTACCGCAAGGACATGGGGCGCCCGTTCACCTATATCGGCCGTTTTCCGAAGTCGCAGCGCATGGCGAAAGAGTACGGCCCCGAGATGGCCGTGAAGTGCGGTGAGGTGATGGCCTTGCGCCGGGCGTTCGACGTGGCCCTCTGCGCTGCTGAGGAACGCTGGGACGAGGAAGCGCAACGTGACCTGACCGTGCAGGCACCACCTGCCCCACAACGCGCCATCGAAGCCCCGACGCAAGTGATGGATGCAGAAGTCATCTCCATGCCCGCTGACCAGCCCGAGAAGGCCACCAAAGGCCAGTTCGGTGCGATCAACGGGTACCTGCAGAGCCGCTTCGAGTTCACGGACGACGAACGGGCGCAGAAGCTCGACTTCCTGGCGTGGCTGCTGAGCCTGCCCGCGCTGGCGAGCAGCAAGGACCTCACGCAAGACCAGGCCAGAACGGTCCTGACCGTGCTGAGTGCCTGCAAGGAGCCGCAGGAGTTACTGGCGAACTGGCAGGCGTCTCGCCTGCTGGCAAATACGAACTGACAAAAAAAAGGGGCCGCGCCAACGGTCCCTCCATTCTCTTCCGATTGTTGTCGTCCCAGCCAACCACAGCCGAGGTCTTGCATGAATGATAAAAGTACGCTCCCTCTCGCGTCTGAGTTCCCAACAAAGACGCCCTATGAAAAACTTCACGCTCTGTTGAATTGCGCCGGTGAAGCGCAATGAAGCGCGGCGAGGAGACCTTGATGCCCAACTGGGCACTCGAAGCCTACGAGACCCTCACGCTCGCCAGTGACATCAAACTCCTGAACTACTTGGTGCGACACCGCCTCTACCGCGACAACACCTACAGCACCAAACAACTCGCCATCGCGCTTGAGATTGACCTGCGAACCACGCAGGCCGGACTCGCTCGACTGGCCGCCCTCGGGTACGTGCTGAGTGCGGATGGTCAGCACTGCGCGTGCAACGCTCTTGCAAAGCTTCCGCAACGCTCTTGCAAATCTACTCGCGTCGAAAGCGAAAAAAGCACGTCTGATACGGCTTCCAGTGACTCCCTGAATAAAGGAAGTAAGGAAGTAAGGAATAAAGAACAAAAACAACAGACACGCGCGGAGGAACCCGCGCCGGTTGTCGAGGTCCCCACCCCGAAGCCAGCCCGGAAAACCCCAGCGCTGCCTTCCGGGTTCCAGCTGATCTTCGCCTCCATCGCCCTGGCCTGCTACGGCGGCGCGGAAAACCTCACCAACGAAGCCCGTGGCCGGGTCGGCAAGGCCGCCAAGAGCCTCGCCACTGCCGGGTACAGCGACACGGACATTCCCCAGGTGGTCGCGTGGATCCGCACCAACGAAGCCTGGCGGTCCGGACCGCTCGCGCCTGCCACCCTCGCCGAGCGCGCCCCGGCCTGGAAGGCAGGGCTGAAAGGAAACCTGCCCCTCACGGGTCTCCCGGCCCGCAACCGCATCGACGCGGAGGACTGGAGCGACGTCGAAGCCGAACAGGAAGCCACCATTCAGCGCGCCCTCGCCGCAGTCGGAGGAACACGATGACTCAGGACACCTGCCAGGTCTGCCAGCAAACCCTCCGCACCGACCGCAGCTGCGACGCCGGCTGGATCGAAGTGGAACAGTACCCACCCGAACAGGGCCGCGCGCCCCTCGTCGCGCGTTGCCGGCAATGGGAAGCGCACCTCGCGGCGACCGCGCACGCCAGCGGCCTCGAAGCGTCCGGGCTCACGGACGCTGCGTACACCGCCAGCTGGAATGACCTCGACCTCACCAGCCGCGCCTGGCAGGCCGCGCACAGCATCGCCCGGCATGTTGAGGACGTCATCGAACGCGGTCTCAACGTCGTGCTGAGTGGCGTCACCGGCACCGGTAAGACGCACGCCGGTGTCCTGATCACCCGCGCCGCGATGGGAGGAGGAGCGACCGCCATGAAGCTCGACTGGTCCCGCTTCCTGGATGGCGTGCGGGATTCCTTCAACGACCGCACCCTCGAAAGCGAAGGTCAGCAACTCCAGCGCCTCGTCGCCGTGGACTTCCTGATGCTCGACGACATCGGCAGCGGAGACGCTGAGAACAACAGATTCAGCCTCACCCGCCTCGAGAAAGTCATCGGACGCCGCTACGACGCCGGGAAACCCACCCTGCTCACCGTGAACTTCAAACCGCAGCTGCTCGCGGAAGTCATCGGGGACCGCGCGGCCGGGCGCATCAAGGGCCGCGTGATGGAGATCAGCTTCACCACCAAGTACCGCGAGCACACCGAACGCCAGGAAGTCGCGGACCTCGTGAGTCGCCTGTGGGCGGGAGCGACCCGATGACCGGGCAGGCGTACCACACGGATGAAGCCATCGAGGAGCGCCGGAAGGCCCGCTCATGCCGTCAGCTCGCCGGACTCGCCGCGGCCATGATGCGCTACCAGCCCGCCAGTTACGCCGCGTGGGTGCAGGCCATCGCGGACGTCATGGCGATGAACCCGTACACCAAAGACAACGGCGTGCCCCTGGTCGACCGGGCGGAGAAAGCCCTCGGTCACGCCATCCGCCGGGGTTACGTCACCCAGACCCATGAAGGCTGGCGTTTCACCTGGAGGCAGGAGTGACCCTCTCTTACCAGCAGGTCGCACCCCTCCCGCTCGAGCAGGAAGCCGACCAGGTCGCGGAGATGCTCGCGCAACACGAACTGCAGGGCCTGGGGCTCGCTCGCAAGGTGTTCGCGTTACACGAACGCTTCCTGGATAGTCCTATCTCACGCGCGCAGGGCTTCAAACCGTGGCTGTGCGGACGGCGCACGGACATCAAGGAAGGCAGCATCAGTTACTTCCTCGATCAGGGTCGCGCGCTCGCGCAAGGCATCACCGCCCCGACCGCCACGGACCTCCGCGCGGCCGGTCAGTTGCTCGCGGGTGGGACCAGCGAAGCAGAAGTGCAGTCAGCAGTGAACTCCGGCAGCGTCCGTGAGCGCGCGCAATCCGCGCGTAACGGCGGCACTATCAGCGTGCCCGTCCCATTCGAAGCGCACCAGAGACTCAAAGCCATCCGCGATGAACTGCGCGCGGGCCTGAATGCCGAACTGCCGGAAATCACGAGCCTCTGCGTGGAATTCACGACCGAGCACGCCCGGCAGTTCGGCGCGTGGCTCAAGGAGCGAGGAGCATGACGCAAACGAACACCCTCACCACCCTGATCGACCCGCACGTCGTCGCGCTCCTCAAAGGCCGCCAGGTTCAACCCAGCCGGGCCTCCACCGAGTACTTCACGCGCCTGACGTACGCCGAACTCGGCAAGAGCGTCAAGAAAGCCACGGATTTCGCCGGGCGCCGCTACGACCACAACAAGAACAACATCGGCGCGGCGATTCTCGAGCACGGCATCACGACCGTGTTGATCCTGGCGCGCAAGGTCCACGAAGGCTGCCCGGTCAGTGAACTCGAAGCGACCTACGAAGAAGCCCGCTCGGTCGCGCAGGGCAACTACGAAGCCAGCGTCCTCGAGGAGACCACCGTGCGCGTCCCGGCGTACGTGGAGCAGGAAACGCTGGAGCTGCGGACCGCGATGGACATGGCCCTCGCTGGTGTGGAGGCCGTGCAAGCAGAAGCACGGGAACTCGAACGCCAGTTGCAGGCCGCCTCTGCCCAACTGGTCCGGGAACGCGAAGCGCACGCGCAGGAACTCGCGAAGCTTCGCGAGACGCTCTCCCGGGAGCGTCAGACGTTTATCACTCGCGAGCGCACTTTCAACGAGGAGCGCAGGCAACTGCAGCACGACCTCGGCACCCTGCGTGGAGTCGTGGCCAGCCTGAACCAGGAACTCGAAACGCTCACCGCGCCCACGGAGGCCAGCATGCCGAACACCCAAAACACCACCCTCGCACCCACGACGGCCCTCGAGCGCATGAGCTGGCACGCCTACCAGCAACGTGAGCGCGGACAGTCGCCGGACTTGTGGGAGTGGCGTCAGTTCGTCACGGACCACGCTGCCTTCTGCCGGCAGTACCTGCGCGAGCAAGCCAGCAGCCGCGCCGCTTGACCTGACCGGGGCAGCCTCAACCGTTGCCCCTGCTTTTCGCCCTCCACATGAGGTTTTTCACAGAATGGAGTAAAGGCATGCCCGAACTGTTCTTAATCCTGATCGCCCTGAACGTCATCCTCTTCAGTCTCGCTGTCAGTGCCGACACCCGCGCCCGTAAAGCCGAACGCCTCGCCCAGCGGCAAGCCGCGCGGATCAGCACCCTCGAACAGCAAGTCCTCCCCAAACGCGACCACTGGGGAGCGGGCCGATGACACGGTACACCCCGCCCACCATCCTCCAGCGCGCTCAGGGTCTCGTCCAGCGTGACCGCGCCCGCCAGCAACTCCAGAAGCAGACCGACAAAGGCATCAGCAAGTACGGCCAGACGCTCGACACCTACCCGGGTGATTACGCGACCGTACTGCAGCACGCCCTGGAGGAAGCTGCGGACCTCACCCAGTATCTGCTGCGCGCCGCCGACCTGGCGCCTGATGGGCACATGCAGGCGACCTTGATGTGCATCGGGCGCAGTGTTGCGCGTGACTTCGACGACCTCGCCTGGCTGCTCGACGTGGAAGCGGAGGCCATCTGATGATCACCCCGGCTGCCAAACGGATCCTCGCGCACCTCCAGGCGCATCCCCATGGGGACAGCATCACTGGCATCGCTGACGCCGTGCGGATCACCCAGGGTTGCGCCAGCCAACTCGTCCGGGACCTCGATCGCGAAGGACGCGTGAACAAACGCCGCTCCGCCTTCGGTCAGGGCGTCATCGTCACACTCGCCAGCGCGACCCCCAAGCCTCCCGAGGAGACTGTCCGTTCACGCCTGCAACTCGTGCGGGAGCACTTCGCCGACCCGATCGTGGAACTCACCCGCCAGGAAGCCGCTCAACTCATCCCCGGCTGCTCACCGGTCGTGCTGCAGACCCTTCTGAACGAAGGCTACCTGCGCCTCGATAAGACCACCTGCGGAGCGCGCGTGTACCGACGGGCGGTGAACGTATGAGCGAAGCGCACCTGCAATCCCGCGTGGTGTTCCTGCTCGAGCTCGCCGGCTGGCTCGTGATGGAAGCAGACCGGGCCAGCATGGGCAAAACGAAACACAAAGGCGCGTTCTTCGTGGGGTTCTGCGACGTTCTCGCCGTGAAAGGTGAACGCGCGATCCTGCTGGAACTCAAGACGCTCAAAGGCAAGATGCGCGAGGCGCAACTCGCCTTCCGCACCCGAGCCGCGGCGTGCGGCATCACCGTCCACGAAATCCGTGATGAGCAGCAGGTCGTGGCGCTCCTGCACACCCGCGCCCGGCATCAGCACGCCCTCGCGTCTCAGGAGGTCTACCAGCCATGACCACCGTACCTTGCCCTTCGTGCGGCCTGGATTGCCGGGTCGCGCACGCCTATCGTGACGGTGACCTCGCCCGGTGCGGCAACTGCAGGCAGTACGTCATCATCCGCCGTCAGAACGGCACCCTCACCCTGCAGCCCGTCAAGGTCACCCCATGATGGCCCTCGTGCTGTACCCGGAAGCGAAAGACAGGCAGGAACTCGAAGCCCAGCTCGACCGGGTCTTCGCACCCAGCTTGCAAAGCACCTGCCGGCACTGCAACGGCCCCCTCACCGAACTGCAGTTCGGCCATTACAGATGCCAGCCTTGCGCCCTCCGGAAAGGAAAACGCCCATGACCCAAACCCTCGCCCGCTTCACAGGAGGCTTCATGGCTCCCCAGCCCACCGTGCCCAGCAATACTTACGACCTCCTGTGGCGAGCGCTCGTCATTCAGACCATGACGCGCGTCAGCAACGGCGAGGGATACCCCATCACCCGCCCGAACGCCACGTACGGCACCCCGGGTGAATCCCGCGGCTTTCCACAGTGGGAAGTCATCAACCTGTACGTCACGCATCCCGCCCGCCAAGGCAGCCTGCTCCTGACGTGCGGTTGCCGGTATGACCTCACCCGCGTCCGTTACTCCGCCGCGCTGAGTCACCTCACGCAGCAGGAACGCACCCTCATCGCTCTGCACCAGCAAGGCATCGTCGGGGATAACGCCGCCTTCGAAGCGTACGAAGCGCTGCTGCACTCCCTGGGGCTTGACATCGAAGTGCTCAGCGTCAGCGAATACACGCCACGCGCACAACCCGGCATCCTCGAGGCGGAATGCGTGCCCGTCAGTGAGCTCATCACCCACTCCGCCAAACGCACAAAAGTAAAGCTTTCTTAAACGCACTTACCCGCAACCTGAAGGAAACTTGAAAAGCTTGACAAGACACCTTAAGATTGTGGTATCAGTCAGCACTGACTCAAAACCACACCAGCGCCCCCAACCGGGGCGCTTTTTCGTTGCACCCGGAGGTCCGCATGGTCTGGAACCTGGCTCGCACCTATATCCCCACGGACCTCCCCGTCGCGCAGCAGACCGCCCGGCGACTCAACAGCCACGCCGGCAAACTCCGCCGCTACCGGGTCGAAGTCAAAGACAACAAAGTCCGGCTCGAATGGTGCGTGCTCCCGTGACCCAGCACGACTACGCCACGCTCATCACCCACCTGCACCGCAGCCCCGCCGACTTCGCCATGCACAGCCGCGCCCGCAGCCTCCAAGCCCTCCAGGAGCTCGACCGCACCCACCTCCCCAACGAGTACCGCCGGGCACTCCTCGAAGAAATCGAGTACCGCAAACGGCGTCCCTGGATGCACGACGCGAGGAACGAGTGACATGGCCCGGCAGCAAAAAACGCCGCTGGCTGCACCGACGCCACTGCCGAACCTGACGAGACGCCAACTCGCTGACATCACCCGCTGGTACGAAAGCATCCTGCGCAACCTCGGGCTGCTCGACGAACCACCCGCCAGCGTCGCGCCCGCCGTCGTTGCCCGAATCAGCAACGACAAACAAAAAGCGCTCGACACGTTCCTGCAGAGCTTCCAGTAAGGAGAGTCCATGGCCGCAAAACAACCCGCGGCCAAACGGCCCACCAAACGCAACGCACCCAAAGGCGAAAAGACCGACAGCGCCAAACGCATCGAAAACTTCAGCCTCGCCTACCACGCCGAGCCCAACGCCACCAAAGCCGCCATCGCCGCCAACTACAGCGAAAAGACCGCCGCCTCCAGTGGCTCCCGCCTGTTGAGAAGTGACAAGGTTCAGGCGCGACTGAAAGAACTCGCGGACGAAGCCGCCTCCGCTGCGATCGCCACGGCCCGCGAACGCCAGGAATTCCTCACGGCCGTGCTGCGTGGGCAGAGCCGGGCGACGTTCGTCACCCGGGAAGGCTTGACCGAAGGCGCGCCGGATTTCCCAAGCCGCCTGAAAGCCGCAGAGCTGCTCGGCAAGATGCAGGGTGACTTCAACAAAGATGACGACGGCAGCGTGAAACCCACCGTGATCATCAACATGCCTCAGCGCGCCATGACCCCTGAGGAAATCGAGGCGGCCCGTGCACCTGCAGGTTGAGCATGGCCTGCCCGAACCCACCCTGCCGCACCAGTGGGACACGTACAGCAGCACCGCGAAGTTCACCTTGCAAAGCGGCGCGTACGGCAGCGGCAAGACCCTCACGAACGCCTGGATCATCCTGCGTGAATGCCTGGAGCATCCCGGCACGCTCGGACTGGCCGGAGCGGAAACCACGCCGCAACTGAAGGAGACCCTCCAGGCGGACTTCGAGGCGCTGATCGCCGGGTACATGCTCGCCGGACTGGTGAAGTACCACGGGAGTGACCGCAAGTACACCTTCTGGAATGGCAGCCAGGTGCTCTTCTGGCCGCTCGTGGGCGGAGACGCCAAGCGCCAGCGGCACCGCATCCGCTCGCTGAACCTGGGTTTCGCCGTGATCGAGGAAGTCACGTCCATCCCGGAAGCCACCGTGCTCGAAGTACTCGGACGCCTGCGCCGCAAGATCGGCAGCCGCCGCCTGTACGCCAGCTGCAACCCCGACAATCCCGAGCATTACCTGCACGGCTGGTTCGTCGATGACCCCAAAGAAGGCTTCCAGCTCGTCAAGAGCAACACCTACGCCAACCCCTTCTTGCCCGCCGATTACATCCGCGCACTCGAGCAATCCCTCGGGCACGAGATGGCGCAACGCTACCTGCGCGGCGAATGGGTGAACTTCGAAGGTCTGGTGTACAAGGATTTCCGACGCGAGACGCACATCATCGAACCCAAGCCGCTCACCGGCATGACCCGCTGGGCCGCCCTGGACTTCGGTGGTGCCAACCCGCACGCGCTCTTGTGGTTCGCAGAGGACAGCCAGGGGTACGTGTACGTCACGGGTGAATGGTACGAAGCACAAGTGGGTCTTGACGCGGTCGCTGCGGCTATCAAGAAGGACGAGGTCAGCGTCATCTACCGGGACCATGACGTCGCGGACAGCCTCACGCTGGAACGCACGTACAACGTCCGAGGCCTCAGGCCCGCGAAGAAAGAGAAGATGCCTGGCATCGCCACCGTGCAGCAGTTCCTCAAGCCCGTCGGGCAGAACATGCAGCCACGTGTGCGGATCTTCAACTCCTGCAAGAACCTCATCCGTGAGCTCGGTCGCTACAAGTGGCCCGAAGGTACCAGCGCCAGAGACCCCGGCAATGAGCCCGTCAAGAAGGACGACCACGCGCTCGACGCGCTCAGGTACGGACTGCACACCCGCTACTTCCAGCCTGGCGGAATCATGACCGTCAACACTCGCCTCTAGGAGGGCACTCATGGACCTGGATCAAGCCATCATGGCCATGAAGGCCAACCTCACCCACATCCGCCTCAACCGCGAAGACGAACTCAACGCCCGCAACGCCGTCAGTGGCGTCGGCATCGAGCAGCTCATCACCGAACTGTTCCCCGGCACCAGCGTGGACTTCGCGCGCGCCAACGGGCACTTCAGCAACGAATTGCGCAAGACCGTGCGGAAGATCAGCAACAACGTCCGCAACGCCAAACTCCAGTGGGATCACGCGGACGAAACCGAAAGCGAACGCGACGACAGCGCCCTGACGCTGCTCCTGCGAGGCGCGCAGCAACTCACGGAAGACGCCAGCATCGACGCCCTCACCAGCGGCAAGTTCGCCTTCTTCCCCTACCGGGACGAACCAGGCGGACCGGTACGCATCAGCGTCCTCACAGGCTTCCTGCACCCCATCACCGACCCGGGGAACATCACGAATGTGCTGGGCCTGCTGAAAGTCGAAAGTTACCAGCAGCACGGTCACACCTTCTACACTGTCTGGCGTTTCACGCCCGCGCTCCTCGAGGAATGGACGGGCCTGGATGACTGGCAGAAGTACAACGACCGCCCACCCAACACCAGCTACCCGCAGAAGCACGCGCCTGACCGCCTGCCCGTCGCGTTTCGCGTCTTCACCCGCGACGCCAAACGCGAACCCGAAGGCCTCGCGCAGGCCGCCATGCCCGCCTTCAAGGAGTTCGTCAAAGCCAGCGTCGCCCTGAACGCCGCCGCTGAACGAGGCGCGTTCGGAGAGCATAAGTTCCTCTCCGACTGGATGGTCGACGCGCTCAGCGGACCGGACGGCGCGGAGAAGGAACTCGCGAAGCAGAACCTCAACATCGGCCCACGGCAAGGCAAAGTGCTGCGCAGCACCGACGATTACGAACGCCTCAACCCCATCGACCTGAGCCCCCTCGAAACCCGCGTCGCGAACGCCCGCCGGGCCCTCAAGGAAGAACTCAGCTCGTACGACATCAGCGGACGGGAAAGCAGCGGTCTGCAGCTCGCGGAAGGCCGCAACGCCGAAACGCAACTCACGACCAGCCTCTGCGACCTCCTCGCGGACGCCCTCACGGAAGCGATCACGCTTGCGGCCGGCATGGACAGCGCCATCGGTGACGGCTGGCAAGCCACCCTGAAACCGCAGTTCGCGGTGGACATTCAGGCGGAACGGCAGTTTTTGCTGGACGCCAAAGCGCAAGGCCTGCCGACCGGCACCTGGTTGCGTCTGCTGCAAAGCACGGGCGTGGCGATCAGTGATGACGAAATCGAGAAAGCCGAAACGCAAGACGACCAACCCCCACCCACCCCCGCGGTTCCCACCGGGCCGCTTGACCTTCAACCCTAACCGGCGCGCTGGTCGCGCTGAGGAGGCAACCAGATGACAGACGAACCCACCGGAACCACGCAGGACGTGGCGACGGAGACCCCGCCTGCACCCGCCACGCCGGACGTGGAAATCGCCAGTGCAGAGACTCCCGAACCGACCGACAAGCACGCCCGCACCGAGCAACGCCTCAGGCGTGAACGCAACGCCGCGCGTGAGCAACTCACCGCGCTGCAAGCGCAGCTTGAATCCCTCAAGTCGGAAAAGGAGACCAGGATGGCCGAGGAAACCCAAGCTCAACTCACGGAACTGCAGACACAACTCGAAGCCGCCAGGACCGAACTCAGGCAGGAACGCCTCAAGGCGAGCCTGACCGGGAAAGTCGTGGATGTCGACGCTGCCCTCAAACTGCTCGGCACCGAACACCTCGCGGAGGACGGCACGCCGAAAGTTGATGCGTTCCTTGAACGCTACCCGTTCCTCGCGGCATCACCCGCAGCTGCTCCAACCGCGCCCGGTGGCGGTGGAGGCTCACAAGGCACCGGAGGCAAGAAGTACACCCAGGCTGACCTGGACCGCATGACCCCAGCGGAAATCAACGCCAACTGGGACGCCATCCAGAAAGACCTGAACTCCTGAGGAGGAGCCACCCATGACCATTGCGAATTTCAAGCCCACCATCTGGAGTGCTCGCCTGCAAGCGAACCTCAACAAGAACCTCGTGCTCGCCAACCTGGTGAACATGGACTACAGCGGGGACGTCACGCCCGGCGGCACCGTCAAGATCCAACGGCCCGGCCGCATCGCCGTCAGCGCGTACGCGGGCAGCGTTTCGTACGAGACGCCCACCAGCAGCACCCAGACGCTCACCATCGACCAGGATCAGTACTACGCCTTCGCCATCGATGACCTCGACCAGGTGCAGGCGAACGTCACGCTGATCGACAAGTACACCAGCGAAGCCGCGTACGCGCTGGCCGACAAGGTCGATCAGAGCATCGCGTCCCTCTACACCGCCGCGGGACTCACCGACATCGCCCTCACCCTCTCCACCGGTGATTACTACGACGCCCTCGTCGAAGCCGGCAAAAAGCTCGACGAAGCGAACGTGCCCCGTCAGGGTCGCTGGCACGTCACCAGCCCCGCCGGGTACGCGGCACTGCTGAAGAACGACAAGTTCATTCACGCCACCCAGAGTGGTGACAGCGTCATCAGCAGCGGTGAAGTAGGTCGCGCGGCGGGCTTTACGATCATCGTCAGCAACAACCTGGTCGATGCGGACGGCACGGCCGCCGTGGCCCGCAAGGCCCTGTACGGCACGAATGGCGCGGTCACGCACGCCCGTCAGCTGACCGGCAACCCGGAAGCCCTCCGCCTGGAAGCCAGCTTCAAGGACGCCGTGCGCGGTCGTCTCGCGTGGGGCAGCAAAGTCATCGAGCCTTCGATGCTCGGCACGATCACCCTGACGGAGTAAACGCATGCCTCGCGTGCGTAACAAGCAGACGGGACTCACGCATCAGGTTCCCGAGGGGCACTTCAGCCTCACGAGAACTGATGAGTACGAGGTGCTGCAGGAACCCACCCCGCCGCCTGCGCTGCCCAAACCCCCCAGGAAGAAATGAGGTGACGCATGCCCGCCACTCCTCAACACGTGCGGGATTACGCGCCGACACTCACCCTGCCGGATGACGCGACCCTCACGAAGCTGCTCTCCCGGGCGCAACGCTGGGCGGAGGCAGAAGCCGCGAAAGTCAGCGTCACGCTGAGTGACACGCCCGACACGCAAGACGCTGTCAGTGCTTACACCCTGCATCTCCTTGCGTCCCTCGGCGCGAGTGGAGCGGACGCCGGCACGGAAAGCGTGGAGATCGGCAGCGTGAAACTGAAACTCAGCGGTCAGGCCGGCGCGGCGCTCAGCAAAGAGCACGCCGCGAGCTGGTTCGACACGGCCACGCAGCACCTGAAAGACGCGGGCGTCACGGGCGGCATTGCCGCGCTGAACCTCACGTTCAGCGGGTGGTGAGATGATCACCACCGCGCAGCTGCAAAGCCTCACGCGTCCGCAACTCAAGAGGGTGTTCGAAGCGCTCGGCAATGACCTGCTGATCGTCCGTCCGACTACCACCGTAAACGCGGATGGTTTCGACTCCCCAGGCGTGGAAGTCAGCGCGATCGTGCGTGGTCTGCTGCTGCCCATCAGCACGGACCGTCGCGTCAAACTCGCCGCGACCGGTGGGCAGCTCGCCATTCCCGCCTTCGAGGCGTTGCTGCCGCACGACGCGCCCGTCACCGAGCCCGGCTTCGTGATTCGTCTCGCCGGGGTGAATTACTACCCCACAGCGGACGCCATCGACGAAGGCAGCCAAGGTGTGCTGCTGGTCGTGCCACTCGCCGCACCAGGGAACCGGGGGTAAAGCGTGGCGTTCAATTCACGTGGCGCGCAGGCCCTCCGGGCCCGCATTGCCCGCGCGATGGAAGGCGCCGCGACCGCCGCCACAGGGTACGCCTACGACGCGCTGAACACGGCCGGTTCGGGCGTCCATTACCCTGGCAACCCCAACCCTTCCTCACGCCCGGGAGAGTACCCGGCCACGCAAAGCCACGCGTTGCGGGACAGCATCGACAAACGCCGCCTCAGCAGCCTCACGTGGTCCGTCGGGGCGATCAACAACCCACCCGCCTGGGCAGCGTACCTGGAGTTCAGGCCGGTCAGTGAGCAGACGCCCGGTTCAGGCCCACGCGCCTGGGCGACGAAGCTGCTGCACGATCCGCAGCTGCATACGGCGATTCTCGAAGGACTGCGAGGTGCCTCATGACAACCATCGCGCAAGCCTTACGGAACGCCGGGCTGACGAAGGTGTACGACGTGGCGCCTGCCAGTGTCCCCAAAGAAGCGTACGCGGTCGTCAGTGACCTCACGGACACCAACACCAGCCGGCAGTACGGCGGGCACGCTCACCGCCGTACGGTGAACGTCGCACTGTACGGCGCACCGGGTAGCAGCAAAACCACCCTGAACGCGCTGTACCACACCACGCGCGCCCTCAGCTCACCCGGCACCCTCACCGCGCATCCGGGCCTGGAGCGCGTGCGAGGCGTGCAGCTGGGCGCCTGCCTCCCGCCGGACGTGCCGGGTGACATTCAGCGTCCCTTCGCAGCCGTCCGGCTGATTCTCAGTTACCTGGAGTAACCGTGAACAACAAATTCAACGCTCCACCCCCTCGGGTTCTCCCCACGGTGGAACCTCAACCCGAACCAGAAGAAGCCGCTGAGGAACTCAGCGGTCTTGTTTTTGGTGCTCCCGTTCCGCACGGGAAGCAAGTGACCGTCAGCGCTCAGTACCGAGGAGCGGCGTACCACGTGACCGCCGACACCGAAGAGCAAGCGCAAGCCACCATCCGCGAGTACCTCAAAGCACAGGAGGAATAAATCATGGCCGTAGCGACCGAACCCACCTTCAGCACCACCAACGCCACCACCCGCGACATCGACAAGCTGCTCGTCGGCTTCAAGCCCGCCGTCTCCGGTGACCCCATCGTCTTCGTGCAAGTTCCCCTCATCAGCGAACTCGGCGGCTTCCAGCCGAACAGCAACGTCAACCGCAAGAAGCTGTACATCCAGCCGGACGGCACCAAGCGCAGCCTCGTGAACATCAGCGTGGACGGCGGCAGCATCCAGTTCAGCATGGCGTCCGACGCCAGCAACGCCACCTTCAAGAACCTGCTGAACGCGGCCAGCAAAGGCCAGCCGGTCGTGTACAAGGCCGTGTACGCCAGCGCCAACATTCAGGTGTGGGGCGAGAGCGCCATTCAGGACCGTGGCATGCAGGGCGGCGCGCAGGACTTCCCCGACTGGGCCTTCACCCTCGAAACCCTGTCCTCGCAGTACGTCGACATGGCCGGAAACACCCTGTCGTAATGACTCACGAGCGCCTGGTGCTGAAAGGGCGTGGCGTGGAAGTCACGCTCTTCCACGCCACGGTGCAAAACGGCACGATCACTGCCGGAGCGGTTTACACGACCGCTCCGGTACGTGCCGGTGCACGACTCAAACACGAGAACCACAAATACAAGTTCCCCGCCATACCGCACGGTGGGTTTTTTCTGGCTGACATCACCATCACGGAGGCGTAATGCCGCACATCGAACTCAACCCCGCCATCAGTGACGTGACGTTCGGCGTGGATGGCGTGAAGTTCTACCTCGCTCCCTTCACCCTCGAAGAGCGAGACGAGTGGGGCGCCCTTCCGAAAGACGAGCAGGGCAACATCCCCAAGGACGCTTTGTACGACTTCATGGTGGAGAAACTCCACGCGCGCTTCATCGCGGGCACCAAAAAAGCTGAGCGGGAGAAAGTCACGCTCGACTGGCTGATGAAGCAGTTCACCTGGTCCGCCCTCGTGACGATCCTGAACGCCCTGCTGGATGGGGATCACGAAAAAAAAGCGCTGGAGGACAAAATCAACGCCGCGCGCTCAGTGACGACGAACTCGACGACCTGATCGCGGATGTGATCGGCGTGACCGGCTGGACGTTCGAGCAGATCCGCACGATGACCGTCCGGCAGCTGCAGTTCGTGACCCGCAAACGCGGCCGCATCCTCTACCCACGCCTGAAACCCTTGTTGGACGCGAATTTCGCGAATGTCAGCGGGGAGAAAGGCGCGAATGGCGAACCGAGCGGCGTGGATAAGATCATCGACGCGTACGAACGCGAGCAAGCCGGGCAGACAGTAGAGCTCACCTCGAGTGAGGAACGCCGGGCGCGCGCGTACCGCATTCAGCACCGTGAGTACCTCGGTGACCCCGACGAAGGACAACGCGGCACCGCTCAGCCCCTGCCGGGCGTGCATCCCGCGACGGCGCGAGCGGTGATCGCCTTCGTGAAAGCGGGCGGCCTGCCGGAAGAGATCTTCGCGCGGGACGTCGCGCCCCTCTGGCGTGCCTTGAACGCCACCGCCGCGCAGACGAGGCACTCATGAGCGCCTGGAACGTGTACGCTCAAGACATGCCCGACCCTGGCTTGAGTGACGCGGAGAAAGCCCGCATCCGCGAAGAGGAACACTACCGCGCGCAAATCCGCGCGGAACTTCAGGAGCATCCCAGCACCCCGAAACCCCGACCGAGTTACTGGGCGGGCCTGCTGCTCAACCTGGTGATCCTGGGGGTGGGTTTCATGACCATCGGGGAGTGGGGTCTCGGTCTGCTGTGGCTCTTCGCGGGGGGAGCGCTGTCCCTCATGTCCGGTGGGACGCTGTGGCCGGTCGTGGTGATTGTGATGCTGGTGCATTACAACGGCACGTACGTCCGCAAGTACGGCGTGGTCTTCGGACCCAAAAACATCAAGTAACCCCACGGACACGCTGACCGCCCTTCGGGGCGGTTTTTTCATGGCTTCTCAGGAGGTGACGTATGAGTGCAGAAACCATTGAGATCGCAGCCCTCGGCATAACATTGCAAGGTCCCGAACGGCAACTGGACGACCTCCTGAGCAAGGTTCGTCGCCTCACGGACGGCAAGTACGAGGTGAAACTCGGCCTCGACACCCAGGAAATCCAGAAGGCCGCGACGGCCACGCAGAACGTCACCAGAGCGCAGAACGAACAAGTGCAGAGTGCCCGCGCGCAACGCACGGAAGCGCAAGCGCAGACGGCGGAACTGCGCCGGCAGGCCGCCGAGCAGAACGTCCTCACGGCCGCCCTGCGTCGTCAGGGCGCGGAAGCGCGCGTCACCGCGCAACTCGCCGCGCAGACCACCCGCGAGCGGGAACGCGAAGCACGCGCCCTCAAGGCCGCGTCAGATATCGCTATCCGCGCCCTCGACAACGAACAACGCGCCACGCGCAATTTGCGGCAAGCCAACCAGCTCACCAACCAGGAAGTCGTGCAGCTCCAGACGAACATCCAGCGTCGCGCGCTGGAAGCCGCCGCGAGCCTCGATCGGGAGAGTGACGCATACCGCCGCCTCACGCAAGTCGCCGCAGCCGCGCAACGCACCATCGACGCCGCTGAGGGCCGCAACACCTTCGGCGGGTTCAGCTTCGGCATTCAGCAAGGCCTTCTCAGTGCCCTCGGGAACCTCGGACCGTTCGGCCAGGCCCTCGAAGCGCTCCTGAAGACGCAACTCGATCAAGCCGCGCAGACCACGCAACGTGAAGCGCAGGACATCGGCACGAACATCAGTGACGGCCTGCAGGGTGGGTTGCGCAGCGGTGCCGCCGAGACGGCAAACGCTGCCCGGCAAACTGCTGAAGGTGTCACGCAGACCATCAAGAAGACCCTCGACATCCGCAGCCCCAGCCGCGTGATGTTCAACCTCGGGGTGTTCACCGCGCAAGGCCTGGTGGACGGCCTCAAGAGCAAGCAGGATGACGTGGCACGCGCTGCGAAAAGCCTCAGTGACACCATCGAACGTAACGCCGTACCGGGCGCCGGGGCGCGCACGACGGCAAGTGCGGTCAGTGGTGGCGCTCTGGGTGGCAACGTCTTCGCGGCGAGCGCCTTTGCGAACCTGTCGCAGTCCGTCGGGCAAGTCACGCAGCAACTCGGTCAGGACCTCCCGAAAGCCGCTCAGCAAGCCGCTGAAGCCACCAACGCGGCCGGTGAAGCGGCGGCCGGGGCGGGGGTGGACCTCGGGGGTGCTACGGAAGGCGTGAAGTCCCTCACCCTCGCCCACAAGGAAAACGACCCCGCCGCGAGGCAGACCGCCATCAACGAAGCGAAAACCGCGATTGCGTTCGCCGTGACCGGCGCGGCCGTGGTGGGCCTCGGTGCCGCAATGGCCGCCAGCGTGAATACCGCTGCGGACTTCGAGCAGGCCATGAACAAAGCGGGCGCCACCACCAACGCCACGGGCGCGCAGCTCAAGAGCCTCACCAGCCTCGCGCTCGACGACACCTTCATTCAACTCGGCGTGGGTGGCATCGAAGCCGCCGCCGGCATCGAGGAGCTCGGCTCGCAAGGTCTGGAAACGGCGGACATCCTGAATGGCGGTCTCGTGAACGCCACGCTGCTCGCGAAAGCGACCAGCAGCGACATGGCCGTCGCGGCAGCCGTCGCGGCGAGCAGCATGAAAGCCTTCAACCTCGAAGCGTCCGACCTCGGTGAAGTCGCGGATGTCGTCACGAACGCCGTCAACGCCACCAGCATCAAAATGCAGGATTTCTCGCAGAGCATCGCCGCTGCGGGCGCGGTCGCGACCACCAGCGGCATCGACTTCACGACCTTCACCGCCGCGATCTCCCTCATGACGGACAAAGCGATCAGCGCGTCGGACGCCGGGACGAGCTTCAAAACCTTCCTGCAGTCCCTCACGCCGAACAGCAAAGCCGCTTCGCAAGCCATGAACGACCTGACCTTCTCGGCCTTCACCGCGAACGGGGAATTCAAACCCCTCGCGCAGATCGTCGAGGAACTGCGCGTGAAGTTCTCGAAACTCACCCCTGAACAGCGGGCTTTCACCGCCGAAACGATCTTCGGGAGTGACGGCATCCGCGCGTTCAACATCCTGATCGAACAAGGGCAGAAGGGCCTCGCGGAACGCGTGCAGCTGCTCGATCAGAACGGCAGCGCGCAAAGAGCCGCTGAGGATCAACTGAAAGGCCTGCGGGGAGAGCAGGAGAAGTTCAACGCGGCACTGGAGAACCTCAAGACCACCGCCGGCAGCAACCTCCTGCCCGCCCTGACGCCCGTGCTGGACTGGGCGACGAGTTTCACGAGTGAACTCGGGCAGGCCCTGCGCAGCTTGCGGGAACTGAACGACTTCAAGATCAAGGACGGCGACGGCAGCATCCTCGCGACGCTGAAGTTCTTCTCCGGCGCCTTCAAAGGCCTGAATGACTTCGCGAAATTCCTCGATGAAAAAGGCCAGTTTGACAACCTCGCGGGCGGACGTGCCGGTGCGGCCTTCCCGGCGTTCCAGCTGAGCCCCATCGCGCAAGCCATCCAGGCCCGCAACCGCCAGGCGGCCAGCGTGGACTTCCCGAGCCTCGCCGCGAATGGTGGCAGCAACTCGTCCGTGCTGGGCCTGCCCCCCCTGCTGGGCGCCCAGCAGGCTCAGAACGCCGCTGGTGGCTTCAGCGCGGAATTTGTCGCGTCCCTCAAGGACGTGTTCGTGAATGACCCGAAAGTCAGCAGCGACTGCGCGATCATCGCGAGCCGCATCCTCAACTTGATCGGCGCGACCATCGAAAGTACTCCGGTCGCAGGGCAACTCGTCACGAACGCCAAAAAAGCAGGCTTTCAGCAGGTGAGTGACGGTGCGACCGGCGACCTCGTCGCACTCCGAGGTCCACAATACGGCGCCATCAAAGACAAACTCGGGAACGGCACGCACGTCGCGGTCGTGGTTGGACGCGATGACAAGGGACGCCTGCTCATCATCGAGAACCCTGGCAGCGGCAATACGCAAGTGGTGCCTCTGTACGACACCAAAAACGCGTCGTTCTACCGCGCGCCCAGCAGCCCATTCGCAAAAAGCACAGGAGGGACGACGGACACGGCAGTCAGTGCACCCGCTTTCTCAGGCATCACGGACGCGCAGATCCTCAAGGCGAAAGAACTCACCGTCGCCCTGGAAGCCGCGCAGAAAGCCCGTGATCCGAAAGCCATCGACCGTGCCAGCCAAGCGCTCGAAACGTTCCGGAAAGCCTCTGACAGCAACGCACGGGCACTCGCGGCCCTCGCGCAGATTCAAAAGGAACAGACGACCAGCGCGAAGGACTACATCGCCACCCAGGCGGACATTCAGAGGTACAGCCGCGAAGCGCTCGCCATCGCCCGCCAGGAAATTCAGGCCGGCCAAAGCGGCGACGTGGCTTTCAAAGGTCGCGTGAAAGCCCGCGTGGAAGGCTTCGAGGCGGAAGGCAAAGCCCAGAAGGCCGTGCTGGAGCTCGCGCGGGACGCCGTACGGGAACAGACCCGCCTGAACAAAGAGCAAGGCCCTGCTGAACAGGCGATTCTCGCGCACCGGCAGGAAGCCTTGCGGGTCGCGCGGCTCATTCAGCAAGCCGAAAAGGATCGCAGCAAAGTCGCCCCAGCGGACGCAGCCAAACGCGCCTTGGAGGAAACCGACGCGGGGAAGATTGCCCTCAGCCGCGCTCGGGATGAACTGCAAGCGCAGGACCGCCTCACGCAGGAGCGAAAGAAACGCCAGGATGACGCCAAACGAGACGCGGAGAACGCCGCGAAGCAACTCGTGAACCTCACCCAGCAGCAACTGCAGCAGGAAGTGCAGCGACGCGAGGACGCTGCCCGGCAACTCGAAACACTCCGCACCCGCGAACTCGCAGCAGCCGGGGAGGACGCACAGAAACGCCTCGCGGTGGAAAACCAACTCGCTGGACGCATTCAGAGTGCCCAGGCGCAAGCTGCTCAGGCTCGCCTGACGCTCGCGAAACGCAACGCTGAAGAAGAACGCCAGACGGCTCTCAGCGCCATTCCTGACGGCATTCCGCAAGCTAAACGCGCACAACTGGAGCGCAGCATCGAAGCGGCCTTCAATGGAAAGCTCAGTGGCGCGTACCGCACGTTCTACGCGAGCATGAGCAGCGCGGCGACCACCGCGGCGGACAACATCGCTTCCGCCGCGAACAAGATCGTCGTGACGCAACTCGACGCCGCGCAGAAGATCACCTCCGCCCGGTTCGCCCTCTCACCGGAACTGCTGCGCTTCTCCTTCGGGGGAGGCGAGGACGGCCTGCAGGGCGCCCTCAGCGCGTACGGCGCGAGCAGCCTGGAGCAACTCAAGGCCTACGCTCCGCAGGTCGCGCAGATCATCGAGCAAGCGTACGCGGACGTCATCGAAACCGCCCGTGAGACGGCTGAGGAACTCGGCAAACTGCAGGACGCCGCGCCCCTGAGTGACGCGCGGCGCTTCACCCTCACGCCCGCCCTGCTGCGTTTCAGCTTCGGGGAGGACGGCCTGAATGCCGCGTTGCGCGCGTACGGCTTCCGGGATGTCGCGGACCTGCAGAGCAGCACCACCCAAGTCGCCGCGCTGCTGCGCGAAGCGTACGCGGACGTGCTGTTCTTCATCACCACCGCCAACCAGACTGCCGCGCAAGCCAGCGCGGATTACATCGACCTGCTCCTGAAAGGCATCCGGGAAGAGCAGGACATTCAGGACGTGCAGCTGACCTTCGATGACTTGTGGAAGATGCTGCGTCGCGTGTACGCGAACGGCCTCGACCCGCAGCAGAGCGGGTTCGTGCAACTCCTCGATCAGCTGATCAGCAAAGGCAACCAGGCGGCCGGGGAAGTCAAGCAGCTCGTCGAAGCCGCCTCACGCCTCGAAGACACCAAGCCTTCTTCTGCGTTCTCGTTTCTCGGGCCATCCACCCCCGAAGGGAGTGGGCCGCGCGTGGAAAGCGAACGCGAAGCCTTCAACCGCATCGGACGTGAAACGCGCGCCCTGCCGTCCACCTTCGAACTCGCTCGGGGTGATGACGGCAGCGAAGCGGCCTTCCAGAAGCAACTCGATCAACTGCGCGAGTGGAATAAGCTGATGGACCGCCTCAACCTCGACCGGCGCCGTGCAGAACTGCAAGGCTATACGGACGAGCAGCTCGACGCGGCCCTCACGCTCGCCATCACCAACAAGAACGCCCGGCAGTACCTCGACATCCTCGCCGAGCAGGAGCGGCGCCTGCAAAGCACCACGCAGAGCACGTACGACCACAACGCCGCCCTGAAGCAGCAATGGGAATTCCTGGAAGGCCTCGTGAACGAGTACGCGCAGCTGGCCTCCGCGTTCGGGAACCTCGCGGGTGCCGTGGGCGCGAACGATTTGCAGGCGAACATCAACGGCGTCGTGAACCTCTTCAAGAGCGGCTTCAGTATCGCCAAGGACCTCGCGAGCGGCAACCTGATCGGTGCGGCCGTGACCCTCATCAGCACCCTTGCGGACGCCTTCACCGGGTACAGCCGCGCGTACGCGGAAGCCGCCAAGAAACAGCAGGACTTCGAGAATTCCCTCACCGGGACGTTCATCAAAGCCGCTGACTTCGGGAAGACGAGCGTGCGTTCACGGGGTTTCTTCGCGGATCTGTTCGGCGGTGGACCGGAAGTCACGCAGGAAATCGACAAGGTTGGACTGGAGTTCGCGAAGAGTATCAGCGGCGGCTTCGAGTCCGGACTGCGCAACGGCCTCAAACAGGCCATCTTGCAGAATGACTTCAGCCTCTTCACGACCAGCCTCAAGGAAAGCGTCGGGGATGCGATTCTCAACGCGATCATCGAGTCTTTCCTGCAAGGTGAACTGCTGAAGAACATCATCGCGCCGGCCATCAAGAACTTCGTCGACGCCCTCAAGACGGACGACCTGGCAGACGACAACGCCGCGCTGGATGGACTCTTCAACGCCGTGGATCAAGCGACGGCACTGGGCGAGAAGTTCTACGCGGGCATCGCGCCCGTCCGGCAGCGACTGGTCGACGGCGGATACCTGAAACCCCCCGAACCATCCGGGCTCACCAACAGCAGCACCAAAGACCTCTTTGGACGCACACCTGACCTGGGGTTCGCCTCAGTCAGCACACCCTTTTTGATCGGGCTTGAGCAGATCGGTAACGCCGCGCCGATCTACTTGCAGGCCGCCCAGACTCAACTACAGGCCGCGCAACTGTTCCAGGATGTCGTGCGGGTATTCGGGCAGCAGGGCATGAGGGTCGTCATTGATGGAGGTTCATCATCAAGCACCGCTGCCTTCCGTTGATTCTTCTGTTCTTCGTTCTCGTGGGGTGCGGCATTCACGCCGCACCTCCTTCTTCTGACAGTCGGGTGTGGCTCCTCACGCCCAGAAAGGAGGCTGACGTGCGCTGGAGACTCCGAATTTACAGTCCGACCGGAGCGTACCGGTACGACCGCACCCTCGACCAGGCGGAAGTCACGCAGGCCGGGCTCACCATGACCCTCGAACCGTACGGCAACTGCCTGGAAGCCAACTTCAGCGCGAAGGCGTCCTCTCTCGGGATCGGTGACCGGGACATCGTGCAGATTCAGACGCGCCCGAGTGACCCGAACGTCACGGATGACACGGTGCTGTGGACTTCCCGGTTCGCGGGCATCGCGGTGCTTTCCGGCGCGCGGCACGCTCCGGACGCGACGGGTTTCAAGCTGGTGGGCCTCAAGAAACGCCTGGAGGAAGTCGACGTGACGACCTCGCATTACCCGCAGCAGAGCGTCCACACGACCATCAGCCAGGTCATCGCGCACCTCACGAACGGACGCCTGCCCGCGCAGATGAACAACGTCACGCAGGTGCCGGACCCGTCCGTGACGGCGGGCGCGCTGCACCCGAATTACCAGAGCGGCAAGGAAGTCCTCGACAAGCTCGTGAGTCTTGTGCCCGGCTGGAAAAGCTGGGGGTACAACGCGGACTTCCAGCTCGTCATTGACCGGGGAGAAGGCGTCGTCAGCATCGACGAGGCCGTGCTGGGCACGCGCATCGAGTGGACGCCGAGTGGCAGTGAGGAACTCATCACCGCCGTGCGCTGGCTGATCGGCAACCGCCCGAAAGTGCTGTACGCCTTCACGGGCATGGGCACGTACGAGGTGCTGCCCGCTGGGATCGTCAGTAGCAGCTCCAGCCTGAACAGCGCGTTCGGGTACGCCGCGAAAGTCCTCGCGCTCACCACGCCACGCGATTACCTCAAACCCAGCGGCACGCCCGTGCATGCCTCTGCCGCCAATCCGGGAAGCAGCGTCAGCAACATCAGCCACCTCGCGGATGACAACCCCAGCACGGTCGCTGGAATCAACTTCGGTGATTATTCCGTCGGCAGCACGCAGACCGTCGAGGTCCGCTGGGACATCAGCATGACAGAAGCCCTCGATCTGCTCGGCTTCGAACTGCAGAACGCGCAAGGCGCGACGTTCGTGAATGTCGGCGTGATCGTGTACCAGGCCAGTGACCCCGCGCAGTTCCTGGATTTCTACCCCAGCCCGACGGAATTCAAGAACGGCCTGCTGCTGTTCGGAGGGCCGGACATTCGCGCGCTGATGCAAGCCAATCCGCTGTACGACAGTTGCCGCATCACCCTGAGCATCACGGGACCCACGAACGGCAGCGCCACCATCGGCACCGCACGACCGCTGCTGGTGGACCGCGTAACGCTCGAACGCCTCGCGAGCCTGTACTACCGCGAACCCAGCCCGGACCCCGCCACCATCCGCCTGCCGGGATTCGTGACGCCCGGCGCCACGGCGAGCATTCAGCGCCGCACCCTGGACGGCAGCCTCATCGAGACCCTCTCGCGGCCCGTGCAGAAAATCGAGTACCGCATCAGCGCGAGAGAGTACGGGGATTCGTACCTTCACGTCGGACAGCGTGACGACCCGGAAGCGAGCGCCCTGAAAGCCGTCATTGAGCAGCGTGACAACCAGGCGACGCTGAACGCCGTGAGGTACGGACCATGAAAGCCAAAGAACCGACGTTCAGTGACGCCGAACCCGTCGGGTTTGAGTTCGAACTCGCGGACGGTACAAAAGTCCCCCTGCCGCTCACCTTCGCGCCGAATGGAGGAATCGGGTACAACCTCAGCACGCAACTCGAACGCGCACCGGGCAGCACCAAGTGGTTCACCACCGGTGACGGCCTGCCCATCCCGGAACCCCTCACGCTATCCGGCCTGGTCATCGCGCCCAGCGAGTACCACGCGACCCTGATGCTGCGTGACCTGCTCGACGCGCAGAAGCACGCCGTGAAGCTCTGGCGTGGCCAGATCCGTTATCGCGCGCTCATTCCGCAACCCTACCCGTACGCGAGCCTCACGCCCGCTTTCGACCGTCCGGACGCCTGGAGTGTCACCCTGACCCTCCTGCCGACCGGTCCGCACTGGACGCCCGGCGCCACGCTCGCCCTCGGTGACGCTCCGCTTGGGGCGTTCCCGCTGGGTGAAGGGTACGACGGCACCGAAGAACTCCCCATCTAGGAGGCAGCATGACCACCAAAGACCTGGCGCTCACCGTGCGTGACGCCATCGAGCAAGTCGTGACGATCCCCACGCGGGGCAACATCGCCACCTGGCCGGAGGATTACGAGAACGCCTTCCAGACCCTCGGAGACGCAGTCGTAACGCTGCTGGAAGGAAAAGCGGACGTGGACCCCATGACCGGGTACGTCGTGCTGCCTCCGGATGTTGGGGGTGGCAGTGGTGGTCTGGGAGACAGCGCGAACCGCACGCTGCTGCTCGAAACGAGTTTCGAAGTCACCAGCACGAGCGTTTCCGCTTTCCCGACCGTCCCAGCGGACGCGCGGTACGCGGAAGCGCAAATTCAACAAGCGAACGTGCGACACAAGCAACTCACGAACCCCGCACCCACGGACGGCGAGCAGCTGCTGCGCGGGGACACGTACGCTTTCCGCACCCTGGACGAACTTCTCAACGCCCGCTTGATCGCCGAGAGCGCCACCGCGACGGTCTTCGTGCGGTACTACAGCGCCAAGAGCTAGGAGGCTGCATGCCCGTAAAGATCAGCAGTACCGCCCCGCAGGACCTCCTCGACGAACTTCAGAGTGCCGCCACGGAAGCCCGCACCACCACCGCGCAGCAGCAGGCACAAATGGCGGATACCGCGCAGTATGCGTCGGACACTGCCGCGTATCCCCCCATCGGCCCGGCAGGCGCGAAGGGGCGGCGTATCCTGGCGGATGGCAGCATGGAAATCCTGGTGAGTGACGGCATCGCCTGGACTCCCATCACGACGCTCACCACGACTGACCGCGTGGCGCTCGCTTCACGCTTCTACCCCAGCAGTAAAGCCAACCAGCCGCACGCGCTGTACCAGCTGGTCCGTCGGGAATACCTGAACAACACGGGCGGCCCGTACCGCGTGGCGCTGCTGGGTGACAGCATCCTCGGGTACATGGGCGCCACCCTCCTGCGTGCCCTGGAACGCTCGCACGGCGTGAACGGCCTGGGATACGACCCTCTGGACGCCGGGCGGTACGGCACGAACGTCACCCTCACCAAGAGCGGCACCTGGACGACGTACGGCAGCGGCAACAGTGACCCCACCAGCATCGAGAAGTGGGGTGTCAGCGGGAACAGCATCACCGCGGACGCGGGCGCGAGCGTCACGTACGCACCGAGCAGCCGTTACCCGTTCGATACCTTCCGCGTGTGGTACTACAAAGGGCCAGGCAAAGGGCAATTCACGTACGCGGTGGATGGTGGCGCGAGCACCACCGTGGACACCAGCGCGGCGAGTGCGGGCCTGGGGTACGTGGAAGTGCAGCTTGCCACCAACACCAGCGGCGCTCCAGGGACGCACAGTCTCGTCCTGACCGTTAGCAGCGGCAACGTCACGCTGTACGGCGTGGAAACCTGGTCACGTCGCGCGTACGGTGTCGCTCCGCTGTACCTGAACACGGGCGGCACGCAGGCGGCGCACTGGGCAACCGCCGCGCAGAACGGCGGGAATTTCCTGCAGGCGTTCCTGGCGGTCACGCAACCCGCGCAGTCACTCGTGATGCTGGGCGCGAACGACGCGGGCACCTCGAAACGCACGGGCGCGCAGTTCGAAGCGGACATGACCACGCTGCTGGGGAGCTTCACGCCTCCACGTTTCAGTGACACACTTCTGCTGACGCCCTGGTGGCGTGGCACGGAAGCGGACGCCAGCGTGGAGGACACCGCGTACAAGGCGCTGGTGCAAGAGTACCGCTCGCGCCTGCTGAGCCTTGCCAGGACGAGGGACGTTTCACTGTGGGATTTGCAGCGCTACTGGCCGAGTCACCCGGACGCCTGGTCGGGTGGGCTCTACGCTGACCTCATTCACCCCAGCAACCTCGGCGCGGCCTACTGGGTGGCGGGCTTCATGCGCCTGCTGCCGCAAGCTGTGGGGGAAGCGGCGAGCCTCGACAGTGACAACACCTTCTCGAAAAGCCTGCGGGTGCTGGTCGGCACGGGTTTCTTCGGGGCGTACGGCATCAACACCCTGGGGGATGAAGTCACCTCGACCACCTACGAAACGGGCTTCTCGTTCCCCTTCAGCGACGGCATCAGCATCAAGCTCGCCGGAAGCGAGGTGGGCCGTGTGGGCTTCAACGGGAACAGCAGCGCCATCTTTACGGGCTTCCCGACGTCAAGCCGCAGCACGGTCCTCGCTGCGTTCCGGCAGGGCAGTACCAGCGCGCCCGCCATGAAAGTCTGGGTGGATGCGAGCAACAAAGCCTGCTTCGAGGGCGTGAACGGAAACGCGCGCCTCGCGCGCAACGGCGTGGGCGTGGAGGTCACGAGCCAGCAGGTGAAGCTGGAGTTACCGCTTGGCTTCACGGCGAACACGCCAGCGGCGGGCGCGTACACGATGAGCGCCACGGACGCTTACGTGCGCGCTCAGGGGAACGTGACGCTGCCGAACATCACGTCGTCCGCTGGGACGGTGTACATCATCAAGAACATCACGGGCTCGGGTATCACCGTGACGCCCGCAAGCACGGAAACGATTGATGGTGCGACCAGCTTGACGCTCAACGCGAACCAGACGGTGCGGCTCTACAGCACGGGCAGCCGTTGGGATGTGCTGTAAATCCCCGCATTCGTGAATGCGGGAGCACAGAATTGATACGGTAGTTTTATGAGAAACGCTCGGCTTCTGCTCATGGCAATGGTACTTACGTCATGTGGTCACACGCGGGAGACGAGCACATCACCCACCGTACCTACATCCCCCCCCAGCGGTCCAAACGAACCACCCGCACTGCCTCCCCCTTCAACCGAACCGCAACCTGCTGAACCCTTCCCTGTGGGTCGCACCGTCATTCTCCTCGGAGACAGCCTGACCTCTCAGAATGGGCAACAGGACGCCAGTAACCCACACGTACCCGACAAGGGGTATTTCAACTGGTCGAACGCCCTGCTCGGCCAGGCGTTCGACCTCACATACAACGCCGGGGTGGGTGGCGAACGGAGCGATCACATCCTCGCGCGAGTCGAGACGGACGTTATTGCGCGCAAACCCGACTGGACGTTCGTGCTCGCTGGAGCGAACGACCTTGGGCAGAACGTCAGGGCGGAAGTTGCGTGGGGAAACATCAAGCAAATCTGGCAGAAGCTCCTCGACGCGAACATCAAGGTGGTCGCGTTGACCGTACCCCGCACGGTCAGCATGACGAACGAAGCGGAGTACCAGAAGCTCAACGAAATCATCCGCATGGAAGGACCGCGCATGAAAGTCATCGTGGCGGATGCCGCGCTGTACAGCGACCCGGAGCCATACACAATTGACGGCGTGCACCTCAACGCGCGTGGCGCTTTCCTGATCGGCCAGAGCACCGCACGAGCAGTCCGAGTGGCAGCCCCAGCGTCGTTGCTTGCACTTGATGCCGAACACCTCACAGGAACCGGTGGGAGTCTGTACAACGGCGCGACAGGCGAAGTGGCTGACGGTTGGATTCTTACGCGTGACGCGACGGACGGCGCGGTGAGCGGCGCGAAGGTCGGCGGCTCGGATGGCGAGTGGCAGCACGTGAACCTTGAGGCGGGCGGACGCGCCGCGAGCTTATACCGGAACATTACGGACGGCTGGCAAGCCGGTGACGTGTTCATCGCGGTGGCGGAAGTGGAGGTGGGGCCAGGCGTTGTAGACCTCGCCAGCATCCAGTTGCAGCTCTCGGCGCGTACCGGGAGCACCATTCACGCTTCCTCCAACGCGCTGTTCCATGAGTCCACGGCGCCTGCGTTGGCGGAGAACCCTGGGCGTGTTGTCCTGCGCACGGTTCCGTTCGTGATTCCTAAGGAGGCGACGACGCTCACGCAGGGGATCAAGATGCATGCGACGGCTGGAGCGTTTCGAGTGGGCCGCGTCGTCCTTCAGAAAATCTCCCCCTGATACCACACAAACAAGCACGAACTGAGCGCCCTTCGGGGTGCTCTTTCCATTTCAGAAGCTGGCGCCTTCGCGCCTGGAGGCGCCATGAAAGACCGTATTCCACCACCCGTCCGTCTGCTCGTTTCGCTCGTGTGGGCGACGGACTGGCGGGTTTTCGCTGCGATTGGTGCCTTGATGGCGCTCCTCGCGTCCTTACCGTTATGTCTGAATCCGCATATCTACGACACCAGTCACGCGTACCTGAAGCTCAGCAGCTGGGGTCCATCACAAGCGTTCGGCCTGGCGCTCTTCGTGCCGGCGTTCCTCACGCTCGCGTGCCTGCACTTGAGCATCGCGCGCTTCGCCGTGCTCGGGGTGTTCGTCGTGATGGGCACCGTCGCTTACTCGTTCGTGCTGTCGGTCGGCTTTGCAGTCGCACCTCTGCTGTACTGCCTGGCCAGTCTGCTGAGCCTCTTCGCGTACGCGCGGAGTGACTCATGAGCCTGGACTTGGGTGGACTGGAGAAGTTCGTTCAACCCAGTGCGTGGGGTGCGGTGCTGCTGCTGATCGGCACGCTCGCGAAAGTGTACGGGAAACGCATCGACGTGAACTTGCAGGCCAGCGTGAACGCGCAAGGCCAGCAGGCGCAGGTCATGCAGACCGTCCTGACGGAACTCGAGCAGGCCCGCAAAGAAATCCGTGACCTTAACGCGAAAGTCGGGGAGCTGCTGCGTGAAGTGGGGTCCCTGAGCGGCAAGGTCGTGGCGCTGGAGCACAGCGAGTCCATCCTGCTGCGTGACAACAATCGCCTCACGCGAGAGAACGAGGAACTCGACGACGAGAACCGCTTGCAGGCCGCCCGAATCAGCGAGCTGGAATCGCAGCTGCGCGCCTGCCAGGAGGAAGCATGACCGAACCCAAGAAGAACAAGGACCTCGCGGCACTCTTCCCGGAGTGCCGCGTTGCTGTTGAAGCGTGGCTGAAGCAGGCCCGCGCGACGTTCCCGCAGTTCAACATCAACGTCAGCGAAACACGCCGCACCAAGGAACGCCAGGAGTGGCTGTACGCGCAAGGCCGTACCCGTCCAGGTCCGGTCGTGACGTACACCCTCGACAGCCGGCACCGCGCGGGACTCGCGGTCGATCTGGTCGTCACGCGGAAACTCACGCCCTTCAAGGCCGAGTGGGACTGGCGCGTGTGGCGGGCAATCTATAAGGCCGTGCCGCCCGAGAAGTATGGTTTGCGGCCCCTCGACTTTGAAATGGTGCACCTGGAACTCATCAACTCGGACGCCATTCTCGCCCGGCGCCCCGCCGGCCTGGTGATCACGTGAGGAGCAGCATGAACCACAGAACCCTGAGCGCCCTGGTGGCGCTCTTTTTCGTGCTGACGTCCTTCGCAGGCGCCGCACGCATTCCCATCGTGACCGTCACGGCCAGCAGCGCCGTGCGCGAGACGCCCGCGTACCTCACGGCGGACAACAACCCCCTCACGAGCTGGATCGCGCGCCCGGCCAGTCAATGGATTCGCTGGGACTTCGGCAGCGTGCAGAACGTCGCCTCGGTTGACCTGGCGCTCTACAACGGCCGGACGCAGGACAGCGTGTTCGACTTGTGGGTCAGCACGGACGCCATAACCTGGAAGCAGGTCCTGAGGCGCGCCCTCGCCCAGCCCGCGAAGCATCCGCTCGACAAGGACGGCTTTCAGCGCTTCACGTTCCTGCGGGAGAGTGCCCGGTACGTGCTGTTCGTCGGGTACGGCAGCAGCCGCAACAACATGGTGGGTGTGAGTGAAGCCCGCTTCGAATCCGCAGGCACCCTGATCGGTGCCGCCCTGCCGGACTTCATTCCGGGGAACGGCGTGGCGGGACCGGTGGACCTTGATGTCACGCCGCCCAGCGTGACCCTCGCGGCGAGCAAGACGAGCGTCACGACCGCGAATGATTCGGTGGAACTTGTCGCGAACGCTACCGATAACCGTGGTGTGACGAAAGTGGAGTTCTACCGGAACGGGACGCTGTACGGTACGGACACTAGCGCGCCGTTCACTTCGACCCTGACGTACCTGTCGAGCGCGGCGAACGGCACCTACAGTTACTCGGTGCTGGCGTACGACGCGGCTGGGAACACCCGCAGCAGCGAAGTGGTCACGGTGGTCGTGAACATCCCCGCAGCGGACTCAAGCGCACCGACGGTCAGCCTCAGCGCGACCTCCACGAACGTCACGGCGGCGGGTTCGGTGCTGCTCACCGCGACGGCCAGTGACAACAAAGGCGTCACGAAAGTGGAGTTCTACCGCGACGGCGTGCTGGCGCACACCGAGCAGGTCGCGCCGTACGAGCACACCGAGACGTACAGCAGTGACTTCAGCAACGGCACGTACAACTTCACCGCCCGCGCGTATGACGCGGACAACAACGCCACGACCAGCGGCACGGTGACGGTCATCGTGAACATCGCGTCGTCGAACGTCGTGCCGATGGGCAGCACGGCGGATACGGCGACCGTCACGCAGACGGCGAACAGCCCCATTCCAACCGTGACGGGCACGACGTACTACGTGGACAGCGTGGACGGGAGTGACAGCAACTCCGGCACAAGTACGGGCGCGCCCTGGAAGACCGTCACGAAAGCGAACGCCGTGACCCTGCTGCCCGGTGACGCGCTGCTCTTTAAGGCCGGCAGTTCGTACAGTTCGATGCTGCACGCGAAGTGGTACGGCACCAGCAGTAACCGCATCCTGATCGGCGCGTACGGTAACGGCGCCAAACCCATCTTCGAATTCACGGGCGGGGAGAAGGGTGTGCTCGTCACCGGAGCGTACCTGACGATCGACAACCTGCTGGTTCGCACGGCCCCCAGTCATTACCCGGCGTACGACGCGAGCCCGGAGCGCTGCATCAACGACACGGCCGGCACGAGTTACTGGGCGCAGACCGCGAACGGCGGGAACGGGCAACCCTACGACTTCCGGCAGCGCACCGGCTGGCGGGTCGGCATCAACATCTCCGCGGAGGACTACGCGAACAACGCGAACTCGGGACGCTTCAATGTCATCCAGAACAGCCGCACCGAGTACACCACGGCGGGCATTCACCTGAGCGGGGCGAACAGCAGCGGCCGCCCGGCCACGTCGAACAACCAGGTCATCGCGACGGCGATCACCAAGAGCATCTTCGCGAGCGTCAACACGCCCGTCGGGGTGAAGTACGACGATGACTCGGGTGGGTTCGGGCTGCTGATCAACGGGCACAACAACATCGCCGCGTACAACTACTTCGAGGGGAACATCACCAACTGCTCGGAGGATTACCGCATCGAAGGCGGCGACCTCGAAATCTTCAGTGCACGCAACAACTTCATGCACCACAACACCAGCATCAACAGCGGCACCTTCACTGAGCTGGGTGGCAGCACCAACAACCGCGCGGAACGCAACGTGACGCGTACAACCTGTACGCGCTGACGAACTACCCGCACCCGCGGGGTGGTCAGCTGCTGGTCGTGCGTGGCGCGAATGCTAGCTGGGGCGCGAACCCGGGCACCAAGTTCTTCAATAACACGGCATTCGGGGTGCTGACCGGCATCGCGTGCAGTGACGGGTGTGACGCCTCGATCCTCGAAGCGCGCAACAACATCGTGATTGCCGCGCAGCGCGCGTACAAAGGGGAGCTGTTCTGCGACCTGCTGTGCGACGAGAGCCACAACGTTTTCGGCCGCCTGGGGTCGTGGGGGCAGTACCAGCGCAACGGGGGTGACACCAAGGGCACCAACACCCGTTACATCTCCCCGACGGACGCCGCGCTGGTGTTCGCCGATCCGGCGGCGCAGAAGTTCGATCTTCGCACAGGCGTGACGACCACGCCGTGGACGAAGGACATGGGGTCGAATGCGGCGCTGAGCATCACGTACTACACCAGTGACACGACCACCGCGACGTACACCGTCACGAAAGACCTCGCGGGAAAAACCACACCTGTCGGCACCGTCGACATGGGTGCCTTCGAATTGCCCTGACCGCTCGACTCTTCGCTGACTACCTGTCTCACGACAGGTAGTCCTTTCAATTGGCTCAAGGAGCACACCATGACCGTAGATCCCCGCATTACCGCCATCCTCGAAGCGCGCAAGTCCATCAAAGTCCTCACCCTCGCCGAGGTGCAGGCGCAGACGCCGCCTGCGGCCGCTGAAGCACGCCTGCAGGCGCTCAGCCTGCCAACCATGCCGGAGATGGTCGAGGCACCCGCACCGACGCCGGACAGCACGGTGGAAAGCTGGTTGACCGAGCATCTCGACAGTCTGATCGCCGAGACGCTCGCGGTATTCAAAGCTGAACGTCAGGGCGGCGTCCCGGAAGCTTTCGAGGACGCCATGACCTTGATCGTGCATGTCTCGCAGGCGGTGAAGACTGGTCTGCCACTCGTGAAGGGCGGCGAGGCCAAGGCGATCGTGTCGGCCGTGGTGCTGTGGCTCTTTAACACGTTCGCCGCGTCGCGCTTGGGGCCGGTGCCCAGCATGATGATCCGTACGGTACTGCCGATGCTGGTGCAGTTCGCGTACGACGCGTTCGTGTCCGCCAAGAAGTAATTCAGCGCCCCGCTCCTGGCTTCGTGCCGGTGAGCGGGGCGTTTTTTGTTGTTTGCGAAATTATCAGGCGTTTGCGTTAAGAAAACCGCGTGTAGGGCGATAACGTTTTAACTACAGGCGAAATAAAATAAAAGTGCTCAGGCGCTGTTCGAGCAGCCCTGAGCGTGGAGCCGGTACTAGCGGCCCAAGGGTCATTTTATGGCCCTTGGTCACGCCACATCCAGACCGGCTCACGGGAGACACCGTGAGCGAATCTTTTGTTTGGACGGACCTGTCGAAGAAAAAGCGAGCCAAAGTGGCCCTCAAGGCCCTCGATGAGCGCGACTACCTCACCCTCTGCAGTCTCGTGCAGCATCACCAGCTGCACTACGGCCGTTCTGCCTCACAGACCAGCCCGCGCACCTTCCTGCAGTACCGTGGTGCCCTGCGGAAGTTCCTGCGGTTCACGGAACGCATGAGCACCAAACGTCTTCTGGAAGGTGACCCGGACCTGGGCGCGGCCTTCCTCGGGCATTTGCACCGGGACCTGAAGCCCGGCAGTGTCAACAATGCCCGCTCCGGCGTGCGCGCCCTGTACCGTGCGCTGCGCTGGGCCGGAGCGACGCAGAGCGACCCCTTCGCGGACATTCCACCCGTGCGGGACAACGTGCCCGCTCACCTGAAACGAGAGGCGTACTCGGTGGAGGACGTGGAGAAGCTGCTGGCCGTCGCCGATCCGATGGAGCGCGTGATGGTGCTGATGGCCGCCCAAGCTGGCCTGCGCATTCACGAGGTGGTGAAGCTGCAGTGGTCGGACATCGACCTGGAGGCGCGCGAGGTGATGGTGATTGGCAAGGGCCGCAAGGCCGCGAAGGTCCATTTGAGTGCGGCGCTGGTGTCAGCCCTGGAGGCGTTGCCAGCGCGTGAAGGTCGGGTGTTGCGCTGGCGTCAGGAGCGCACCTTGCGCGATCACCTGAAGCGGTTGTGCGAGAAAGGGCAGGTGCGGTATTCCAGGCGGCAGTTTCACGGTCTGAGGCACCATTGCGCGACGAGATTGCATGACGAGACAGGCGATCTGATGCTCACTGCAGCGCACATGCGGCACAGCAGCACACAGACCACCGAGACGTACGCGAAGGGAGACCGGCGCAAGATCGCAGCCGTGGTGAATCACTGGGGCGAAGCAGCGGCGAGTTGAATGACGAAAGGCCCTGTGAATTCACAGGGCCTTTCTGTTGGTGTTTGAACTTTATCGGGCGGGCGTGTAGCCCATGAGTTCCAGCATCTTTCGCGCATATGACATACCCGGCTGGTTTCGCGCCTCGTACAGTTGCCGCAACTCGGCGTGAGTGTAAACCGTTTCGCCAAACTCCCTGTCAATCACGCGCACGCCTTCAGGCACGTACTCAAAACTCACTGCGTCCTTGGGCATCTACTTTCCTTTATACGTCAGTCCAATTGGGCAGTTGTTCGACGAACTCCACTCCCCTGACTCGCCAAGAGTGGTCACAACTGCCACAGGACGCCCGAAGGCCAGGAAGTGCTCGCGCAGAGTCATTGACCATGAAGCCGGTGGAATTGGATTTTGAGAAGGTGCCATCTTCAGACTGTTCGTATTCGTCCAACCCTGAAACCCTCTGCCAGACGAAGACACGTACTGAACGACATTTGGGACACTTCAACAAACCATCTCCTTTCCGCACTCCAATTCCTTTTATCGGGTGGTCCGGTAAAGCGGTGGGTCGCCATGCGCGTAGGCGTAATCGCACTCGTCGCAGTACCACAGTTCCATCGCGGAGTAGATACTCTCGGGAGCGCTGTTGCCACAAGAAGGGCAAGGGGTAGGCGGCTCGCCTTCAGGTCTTTCGGGAACGTCGTACTTGTCATTCATCGGATACCTCTCCTTAGAGGTCGCCCATGCGCTCAGCGCGCTCGTAACGCCGGATGCCTTCACGGGTCGGAATGAAATGGCTGTCGCGGTTGCGCTCTGCCCAGCCACGCCGCACCAGCTCGTTCGCGGTGGCGTGGCTGATGGTGTGGCCGGGAGGCAGCGGGTAGTTCAGGCAGACGTTGCCCAACTCGTCGAGTAGTGCGCGGGATGCGGGTTGTGGTTCGGTGTATTCCATCGTACTTCCTCTCTTCTCAGGTGCTCGGTTCCAAGTCCTCGTCGCTCACGCCCAATCCCCACGCGGCAATCGAGGACGCATCAGCGGGGCGCTTCAGGATTTCCTCCAACGCGACTTTGTACTGCCGGTTGCTGCTCTGCGCAGCCTGAACAGTCGCGAGGAGCGAGCCAAGCATGCCGAACAGGGGCGCGCGTGCTTCGTCGTCCATGCCTTCCGTGTACTTCCAGAGGAGTTCACGGCACAGCTGCGGCCCGCTGCTCTGGGTGGCGTCTGGGTGCTTCTCAGTGAGGTACTGAAACCCGGTTTGGGTGAGGGCCTGTACTTTGCTGGCGTCCATTGGGCTCCTAGTTCTTCGCTGCGCCGCGCATGGCGTCGAGCAGGGTAAGTAGTTCGTCCCATGAGGCGTACATGTGCTCTTGCGGTCCGAGTGGCCGCGTGGGGTCAACATCATTGGCGTCGAGGATGCCCCACTCGCATGCGAGGAGGGCGCGGCCATTGTCGAGGCGGTACACGTGAACAACCTCGTCTTCCGGGCCGTCCGGGGTGAGTTCGGTGTCGAGGATGAGGCTGTCAATGGCGAGAAGCTTGCTGTTCATCGGATACCCGTTCTTAGAGGGCGATTTCGCTGCGAGCGTTCTGCGAGTCAATGGCCGTCGCTTCGTCGGGTGACACCATCAGGTCCTCCAGCAGCGGGGTGCCGTGGCGGTCGGTGATGCTGCCCCAGCCGTCGAATTCCACGTCGTAGTCCCGGCAGATGGCTTGCAGCTTCTTCAGCACGTCTTTTGCGTCAAATTCCTGCATTGATACCCCCTATTAACGTGCGGTGAAGTGCCTTGTCGTGAATACCAGCAAAGAGCAGGTACGCTGTTCGTATGAAGCGAGTACAGCAGCTCATCAACCCGGTGTTGTGGTTCGCGGTTGCGGTTCTTGGCGTACTCGTGCTGTTCAAGACTCTCTCTCCAGATGGCGCCCGCAACGGGCCCCATCGTTTCGATGTGACATCTCCTGGTATCCTCCAGCGTGGCCCTGAGGTCACTGTTCCACCTATAGGCAGGAACGAGCTCGCGCCGTCAACGCCCAGGCGATAGACCTTAAAGTCAGGCGCGAAGGTCGAGCGCTTCGACGGTGTTATTCAGCAGCCGCTCGAACTCAGCGCTGAACCCAAAGCGCTCAGCGTTCATGCGGATGGATTTGTAGATGTCGCCATCCGCGTGACGCTTGCACGCTGCGGCCCAGTCGCACAGCATCTCCAGCACGTCAATCAGGTTCATGTCCTTGATGCCGTTCTCGTGATGCTCCGGGTGGTGTCGGTTGTGCTGGTAGTGGTGCGTGAGGGCCTCACCCATCTCTACGAGGCTGGCTTTGTACTCGTCTGAGCCGTACGTCAGTTCGCGCAGTCGTGGCGTGACCCGGTTGAAGACTTCGACTTCAGGGCTGAGGAGTTTGCTGCGGTCGTGTTCTTCGCTGCGGTAGAGGAGTTCGTGCGTGGCGCGCATGAGGTAGGCGCGGACTTGGTTGATGTGTTCGTGCGTGTCGGGTCGTGAATCGTAGGTCATGGCTTCCTTTCGCTGTTGTTGTCCTGTTATTGGGCGGTGCGGGCGTTCAAGATGCGCTGGCCGACCCAACGCGCGACTTCCGGCGAGACGGCATTCCCGAGCGTCCGGTTTCGAGCGCGGTCCATCCCCTCGGGAAGCCCATCAGCCACTCGAAAAGTTCCGGGTGGGGTGTGCCTCCAGTACCCGTGAGCGACTGGAAGCGCTTGTAAGCGGGATGCTTCTGCATGGATGGCGCGCAGTGGTTTGCCGTCGCGGTCGGTGTGGGCAAGAACGAAAACGCGGGGTCGTTGATGCAAGGCGCCAACGTCAGCGGCTCGCACTCGAATTGGCAGGCTGGCATACCCGATTCCCCACAAGTCGCGCCGCACGTCGGGCACCCAGTCCCGCCAGCGTGGGGAGTTCTCCACGATGACCCATCGAGGGCGTAAGTCGTGAACGATGCGGGCGTATTCACTCCAGAGGCCGGACTTCTCGCCTGCCAGGCCGAGTCGGTCGCTCGCCGTGTTGGCGCTGCTGATGTCCTGGCAGGGGAAACCGCCGCAGATGACATCAGGTCGGGAAACAAGGGTTGCGGTGATGTCTCGTACATCGGTGAACCTCGGTGTGTCGGGCCAGTGTTTTTCGAGGACGGCGCGGGCGAAGGGGTCGATTTCGACTTGCCAGATGGTCTTGAATCCTCCGGTCAGCTCGAGTCCGCTTTCCAGTCCTCCGATTCCTGCGAACAGCGAGCCTACGGTGAGTGTCATTCGTTCCTCCGGTGGGTCGATAAGGTTACTTAGAGGGCTGCTTCCGTTTTGCGCTGCTCCTCGTCCTCAACGTGCATGGCATGCCCGAATCGCAGGATGTTCGCGGCGTCCAGCAGCGCGGCGGCATTCGGGTTGGTGGACGCCACCCAATCGCGCTCGTGGGCAATGCAGATGTGCCGGGTGTCTTTGGTGGTGGTCCAGTCGCATCCGCCGTCATCGAAGTCCTGCGGGATGTACTCGCGCACGACTTGCATCAGGGCGAGCGCGAGGTCGCGCTCGCTGATTTGCACGTCGAGGATGGCGCGGGCGGTCACGTTCAGGGTCCTGTCGCGGTTGGTCAT